AAATATAGTTCATTCATAATCTCATTTCTTGCGGCGTTATCTATAACCGATTGTGGGATAGCCATTAGCACTAGACAGTAGTTAATATAATATTACGAATAGATAACAAAATTGCTTATGGCAAATCCCGTAAATCCCACAAAACCAAAGCAAGCAGAAATAGATATACATGAAGAAGATGACACTCCCGACTATCAAGAGAAGATTATGTTTCTCATTGGAGCTGGAGCAAAATCACTAATTCTTCTCTGGTGTTTATGTATTTTAAGCCTTGCCTATATAAAGTTGCCATCAAAAATATTTGGGATGGATTGGCCCGATCAACGTGTGGATGCGACTTTTGCGGCGGGTCTTTTGGGAAACGTGCTCGCAGGATTCGGAATTAGTGTTGGAGCAGGAGGAGGAAAGAAAAAGAAGAATGGGGAAAGTGGGGCAAGCTCTAACGGTGATGGAAATACTGGTAACGGCCCACAAACTCAAACTATAAGAGTTGAGCAACCATTAATTATTCGTACTGAAGCACCAAGGACTACCACAAAATGAAACGACTACTAATTCCTTTTCTCTTGCTTAGTGCTGTTCCAGTGCAAGCAGATATGCGGCACTCAATCACTACATCAGCAAAAGTCCAGTTGGATCAGGCGTATTCTTCGGTTTCGAGAATCGGGACAACTTACAGCGTTACAGGCAACAACATCACCCCAAGCACTACTGTTTCAGGTACTACAACCTCTGGTGCTATCGGAGGCTTGACGGCTGACAGTCTTACAGCAGGAGTCCCAGCAATTGTAGATACTGACTTTGCCGTAACAACAGCAGGATCAGCTTATTCAATGACAGAAAGTCTAACTGTTGGTGATGCAGTTCAAAGTGCAACTACTGTCACAGGTGGTGTTGTACCTGCATTACCTTCTTTAGGTGTAACTGTTACAGGTTCTGGAGGTGTGTCAGGTGGAACGATTACTTCTTTAAGTTCTGGTGTTCATACTTGTGCTGGCACAATGGGAGCTGGTTCTAGTTGCACAGCCCAGACTATTGTTGAGTCAGTTGTAGATTAGTTTTGAAGCGTTATTTACTGCTGTTGTTGTTATTAAATAGTTGGCAAAAGCCAGTCATAGCAGTGCCTGTGGTGCCTAATTTTTCTAGCGGGTCTATGTCAGCCGTCACACGTACCACTCAAAATATTACAGAAAATATTGTATCCACAGATTATAATACAGGCCATTCTCTTAGTATCACTGGGGCAAATTTAGAAATAGATGGATCAACAATGTTACCTGACCCTACAACTATTAACCAAACTGTAAATGGGACAACTTATTCATGGACTGGAGCCGATCTAACAACAATGCCCAATGTATCAATCAAAAACGCAGGGGCAGCATTTCAACTTCAAACTTCTTATCAAGGACCAGGACTTTCAAATATTACGAACATAACTCGCACCACTCAGGTAGAAAGCGTCACAGAAACTACCTCTACATTCTCTCAATAATATTCGCACTTAACCCTTTAAAAGTATTAGCAAATCAAACCGCGGCTCCCTCTGCGAATGCTTCAAGTAGTGGGTCAGTAACTAATATGGCAATTCAATCTTTGAATGGTAATATGATACAAAATCAGTACGGTAATGGAATAGTTTGCCAAGGCCCAATGTTAACAGCATCACCATTCTTAACTGATAGTTTTCAGCAACAATTACCCCATGAATATTGGTACAAATCACCTGTCTATGATGACGATGGAAATATTACGTATTACCAAGATGTTCGTACAGGTCAAAAAGATTCTGCAAGTTTAAATTGGGGTTTTAGTATTACTTTTTCTATGCCATTAGATAATTCTTTACAGAAAAGATGTAAGAGAGCTGCTGATACTCGGATAGCGATCCAAGAACAAGTCCTTGCTGATAAACAATTATCGTGGCACGTAGCCCGTTTGAAGGAGTGCGGTGCGCTTAAGAAATCAGGAATTGAATTTGCTAAAAATTCTGTCTTTTATTCTTTGTGTGAAGACGTTTTAGTTCTGCCAAAAATGGGGCAAGTCTTACCTCACAGACATAATATCCCACCTATTTCTTCTTTTTTAAAGGAGGAAGTCCTCGTTTCTCCCGATAAGAAATAGTTCGTCTTTCAGATAAGTTTAGACGTTCCACTTTCTTACCTAATATCTTTTTAACTCTATTTACTATCTGCTTGATGATCGGTTTAACGGCCTTCAATAATATTGGTGTAGATAGTGCAGCCGTAGTAGCCACAAGAGTAATTCCCCCCGTTCTCACCACCTGGGGAACCGTAGGTATCGCATCAATTATTTGTTGTTGAACATTTAATTTTTTATATCTAGTTACACAACGACTACCAACCAATTCATACTTGATAATTTGTTTAGTACCTTCCTCTACTTTTGTCCCAACTTCAGGAGCACCATCGGGAGGACAATCTTGTGGCTTTGCTTTTGGTACTTCTGGTGCTGGAGGCGTTTCTGGTTGTTCGTATCGTTGAGGTTTTGATTCTTCTATGTAGATAAGTTCTTCAGGCACATAATTCATTGCGTCGTAGGACGGATATTGTGCATCGCACAGAATTAAATTTCCATCAGGATCATTAGTTACTAAGTTTTCATTCTCGTTGGATCGTCTTGCTTCTACGCAGCCAGGAATATTAACAACAGGGAATCCCATAGGGACAACCACAGGGACGTTAGGAGTATTAATTTTTGGAGCGTTAATGATATAAGTTCTTACTGACTCAATCCCAATAGAATTAACTCCTATTCTTGGTATCTCTGTCAAAACTTAGGTATAGACATGCCAGCATTACCAGCAGCTTTAGGCTTTGCAGTAGGAAGAACAGGACCAGATAATCCAGGTAGTTTCATAGAACCCATTACCTTTTCCATTGCTTTTTCTTGAAGCATCTTCTGGTTATCTTCATTAGTAATCCAGAGATAGCCAAAGGCACCGCTACCAAGAATCCCAACAGTAAGCAGAAAACTTAAAACTGCTAATCCGTCTAAAATTTTCCTGACCATTTTATAACTAATAGTTATAGATATTATAAATCAAATATCTACCAAGGTTTACCAACAGCAGTTGTGGGAGTAGCAAGAGCAGCATCAATAGCAGCTTCTACAGCAGCAACACCGTCAGAACCTAAAGCAGTCTTAACCCAACCAATGCAAGTGGCAGCATCTAAAGAATCGTAAGCTTTGAAGTCAGAAGGAAGACTAGAAGGCTTAGTAAAACTTACTTCACCTGTTTGTCTTGAATCAGGTGCTTCTGTGTTGTCAGAGTCATCAATTGCTTTACAGCGATAGATAACTTTGGTGACGTAACCATCAGCGATCTCACGATCCATCGTGTTCACTTCCCAAACTTTGTTAATAGCCATTTTGAAAATCGTTTAAAAATAGTTTAACTGTTTTCAGGAGAAGATTCTTCTAAATTAACTTCAGTAGTTTCTTCTGCAAACTGAATACCACCTTCAAGTTGAAGAATTTGTCTCACTGTCTGATTAAGAGCAGCTTCAACTTGAGCTTTATATTTAAGCTTCTCTTCTAAAAGTTCTTTCCACTGTGTAAGTTTATCGGACATGTGTAAATAAAAAAATACGTTCCAATAATACTAAGAGTATGGGCTAGTACCAAGTGTAGCTGTATCCCATTGCGCTTTTAGTTCATCAGTTGTAGTAGCCGATCCAATACCACTAGCACCTGGAGCGTCTCTTAATGCTTGTTTCTTAGCAACAATTTCTGTAGTTGAAGAACCTGTCTCTAGTGCTTTTTGAAATTCAACATCAAGCTCAGCAAGTTTTTCTTTTCTTGATTCTCTAATGCGCCATTTGTGTAATTCTCTGGCTTTTGCCATATCGATACCAAATCCCATAATTAATTAAGGTGTAAAGGTCCAAGCATCACGAAAAGACATATCACTAGGAAGATCAGATTTATCAATAATTGTAGAAACTTTACCGCTTGGAACATCCTTTGCTTGAATTTGTTCAACAGTTAAATCACACTTGTCAGCAGGAGTCACGATTACACACTCCCCTTCGTCATTTGTGTAAATAATACGTTTGTCAGAATTAGCCATAATAATTACTGATCCCCAAAAATAACAACGCCAATGGCTTCAGTATTATACATGTGTTGGTTTGGTTGCCATCCGTTATTAATTCGGCATGATCCC